CTCTGTTTCAACTCCTGTGGACCATGCGTGGAGTCCACCTAGATAACAACAAGGATACACAGAGCCATCAGCATACACAAACAATTCTTTTTTGTTGACACTCATACAAGACACACAACCTGTGGGCACTTTAACAGTTTGATCATCTGCTGGATATAGACTGGTTTCTACAAAATTTCTATCTGAGTGTAAGGTTAAAAAGTTTGCAAATCCAAGTTGTTGTGATAGTTGTTCACAGTCGTGCCATTGATGTTGATTGTGTTTGAATTTGATAAACTGCCAGTGTGCATTACCACCATGGGCAATAAATGTTTTTGCATTCGCTAAGACTTTGTTATAGTCAGTGCCTATCCTGTATAGGCTATGTGTGTCAGATAAACCATCTATGCCAAATACAACCTTATCTTGGTCATTTAGCAATTCAGCAAGTTGTTGCCAATATGCATCATTGTGTAACCCACCATTGGTTGCTATCCAAACTTTTATTTTTGAATTATGTTTTTTGAAGTGTTCTACAATATGTAAAAAGTCTTGAGCAACAATAGGATCTCCTGTGGTGCCTTTGAATATTACACTTTTAAGTCTTGATATGGTTGTGTCATCAATAGATTGTTTGATATCTTGTAGTGTCAATTCATTTTTGTTGAGGCCTTGTAATAATCTACCTTTAGAGTATCTTGGGCATTGTGGACATCTTGCATTACACTTGTTTGCTAGTTCAAACTCAATAGATTCTAATTGTTGTATATCAAACATATCTCAATGGCCTGTTCTGTTGCCAGGTAGGCCAAACCCCGCCTGCCTAAATTAGGCCGCAAGTGCTAGATTTTCATCTGCATTTAAATTGCCAACTACTCTACCTGTCAATCCACTCGCCCCCGGAAGGGAGTCTGTTGGTGGAGGCGCCGGGGTTGATCCCGGGTCCAGTATAGCATCAAACGTCAGCACAAATATTTTATGCTAGTTTGTAAAATTTGTCTACTTGGTTTGTAATGGTGGCACTGAACCAGCTGGTTGAATACCAGTTGTGCCTTGGATATAGTTGTCAGTGGCTGACTTGTTGGCTTTCTGCATTGTTACCACAGATGATTTGTTAAACACAAAGTCTTTGTTCATATCGCCCATCATCACATATTGGGTCATACCAATGCCCTGTTGAGTCATTGTCAGTGCAAGTGGTTTTGCAACCTTAACAGTCTTTTCATCTTGAGATATGAATTTTGCAATTACTTCTTCACCGCCTTGTATACGCATAGCAATGATGTCTTGTGACTTGAAAGGTGTATCAATAAGCATTACAGTTTGAAGCCTGCCAGTGTGTCCTTGTTGACGTCTTGTTTTACTCCGCCGATGATGTATGATTCAACTTCAGTTTCTTGTGGAGCAACCTGTAGGCCTGCTGATGATAACCAGTGTTGTGTCCACGGTAATGGATTAGCATTCAATGGACGATCAAACAGTGGATCAAATCCAATTGACTTTAATCTTTTGTTGGCAACAAATTCCACATAATCACCCAATAGTTTTTCGTTGAGGCCAATGATTGTTCCTTCTTTCATCAAATGTTTTGCCCATGCCTTTTCTTCTTCAACACATAGTTTATACATATTGACCACATCATCTTTGCATTCTTCAACAATCTTTTTCATTTCTGGATCGTCACCTTCTTGCCATTTTTTGATAATCTGTGTGGACAAGTTTAGATGTGTGGCTTCATCTCTTGCAATGAAAGAAATAATCTTTGCTGATCCTTCCATCAACTTTAGTTCACCAAAAGCAAATGTACAAGCAAATGAAACATAAAAACGCAGTCCTTCAAGGATGTTTACATTAACCATTGCAAGATACAATTGTTTTTTTACTTCTTTGATATCACCTTTGCCTTTTACAAAATAATCTTGTGCAAGTTCCGAGAATCTATCATAGTTTTCTGTAACTGAGATTGCCCGCTTAACAATTTCGTCATCGTTAAGAATTGTGTCGAACACTTCTGATGGATCAGCATACACATTCTTCATAATATATGTGTATGAACGTGAGTGTATGGTTTCCATAAAGTCCCAAGTAATAATACAACCTTCAAGTTCAGGTAATGAGCAGTAAGGTAAGAATGATAAGCAAGGGCCTCTGCCTTGCACAGAATCCAATAGTGTTTGATATTTTAGATTTGATGTGAAGATGTGCTTTTGTTCTGGACGGAATGTTTGATAGTCCGCACGATCTTTCTGCAGAGATATTTCTTCTGGCCTCCAAAAGTAACCAAGCATACGTTGATTAAGTTTGTCCATTTCTGGATATTTGAATTGATCATATCGTTGTGTGTTTTGGTCTTCACCAAAGAACATGGGTTGTTTTGTGAAGTCTACTTCATTTCTATTGAATACTGTTTTGCTCATTGTAGTTTAATTATACTTTCTTGTTAATTTTAGTCAACCTATATCGCACAGGCGTCGCATGTTTCGTCTTCTTCTTGTTCAGGCACAGTTTCATTTATCTGTTGCACTTTATCTTCTTGCACAGTGTCTTGAATGCCTTGTGGTTGCACAGTGTCTTCTTCACCTTTGTAGTCATAAGTGTTTTGATAATAAGAAGTTTTCCATCCTAACTTGTATGTGGTCAACAAATCTTTGATCATCACACTCATTGGCACTTCATTGTTTTCAAAGTGTAAAGGATTGTATGACCAGTTGCCTGATATGGCTTGGTCAAAGAACTTCTGCATAACTGACACAATGTTAATGTAACCTTCATTGGAAGGCATGTCCCACAACAATGTGTAATGATTTTTAAGAGTGTTGTATTGCGGTACAACTTGTTTAAGTGGACCTTTTTTTGATTTTTTTGTTGATAGCAAAGCACGTGGCGGTTCAATGCCATTGGTTGCATTTGATACCACACTAGATGATTCTGATGGCATCTGTGCTGATAAGGTTGAATGTCTCATGCCATGCTGTTTGATTTCGCCTCTCAACCATTCCCAATCGCAGGTGTAATTAAATTTGCCAAGATCATCAACATCTTTTTTATATGTGTCTATGGGCAGTATACCATCTGCATACTTGGTT